TGACAGGCGGCCCGATTACAACCACCGGCACAGTCTCTCTTGCCGACACGGCGGTAACGCCAGGTGTTTACACAAACACAAACTTGACGGTTGATCAGCAGGGCCGGATTACTTTGGCCTCAAGCGGCGCCTCCGGGGGTGTGACGACATTCGACGCAGGAACCACTGGGTTTACTCCGAGCACGGCGACATCGGGTGCGGTAACCTTGGCGGGGACGTTGGCGGTTGCCAACGGCGGCACTGGCCAGACAACAGCTTCAGCCGCGTTTAACGCTCTGTCGCCTGTTACCACGGCTGGCGACTTGATCCTTGGGACGGGTGTTAACACGGCCAGTCGGTTGGCGATTGGCTCCAACGGCTACCTGCTTACCTCCAACGGAACCACCGCGTCATGGGCGGCAGCGCCGGCGACGGGTGTAACCAGTGTTGCTCAGACGTTTACTGGCGGCATTGTCAGCGTTGCTGGCTCACCAATTACGACGACAGGCACACTCGCCCTTACTGTAGCGGGCACTTCGGGCGGCATTCCCTACTTCAGCTCGGGCACCACATGGGCGACCTCTGCGGCCTTGACGCAGTATGGCGTTGTTTATGGCGGTGGCGCGGGCGCTGCACCTGATGCAACGGCTGCCGGAACGGCTGGGTATGCGTTGATCGCCAACTCTGCCGCTGCGCCGACCTTCCAGCAGGTCAGCCTTACGGCGGGCGTTACGGGGACTCTACCTATCGCCAACGGCGGCACTAATTCAACCGCCACCGCCACTGCTGGCGGCGCAGGTTACGGCACAGGCACGGCTCACGCTTACACGGCTGCTGGCACTGCCGGACAGATTTTAACTTCAGCCGGAGCCAGCGCGCCAGCTTGGGGCAGTCTTGATGGGGGCACGTTCTGATGCTGGAAGAGCTGATTGTTCGTATCTTCAAGGCCCGCGATCAGGCGCACATGCGGCACTGGGCGACTGATTCGTATTCTGAACACAAGGCGCTTGGCCACTACTATGAGGGGATCATAGACAAGTTGGACAAGATCGTGGAAGCCTACCAGGGCGGGTTTGGGCTGGTGGAGAACTTGCCGGATGAGAACAAGAACGCTACAGAGTTAGTCAAGGATGAGATGCTTTGGCTCGTTGCGAACAGGGCTGAGATCGCAAAGGATGTTCCGGCATTGGAAAACCTGATTGACGATCTTACTGCTCTTCACATGAAAACCCTGTATAAACTCGAAAACCTGAGGTAGGACGATGGCACAGTCGGGATACACACCGATCCAGCTTTACCGCACAACGACTGCCGCAGCGGTTCCGTTGACCGCCAATCTTGCGCCGGGTGAGCTTGCGATCAACATCAATAATGCGGATATGGCGTTGTTCGCTGAGAACGCCAGCGGCACAGTCACGCGCCTGATTAACAACCCGGTGGGGTTGAAGTATCCTACCGCAGATGGAACCGTTGGGCAGCTCGTTAAAACTGACGGCGCTGGGACTCTATCTTTTGTAGCCGCGGCTGCTGGCGCTCCCGTAGGTGCGCAGATATACACCGCGCTTAATTTTGGAGGATTTTAACTATGGCCGTCACAGCAACGCCAATCTTTGCGCAAACACCGTATGCCAAAACACTCACGCTTGCCGCGCAAACAGCGTGTACTACTCGCGCCCCAACGGCTACAGCATCGCTTGCTGGGGCTAACATCACAGCCTTTGTTCCGGTATCTACCAATGGGTTGAGGATTGACTCCATCCAGGTAAACGCCGTTGGCACGAGCATCAGCACCGTAAACGCAGCTCAGCTTGTTAATATCTGGATGTGGGACGGCACGACTGCTTTTATGATTTTGGAGATTGCGGTTACGGCAGTACCTCCAAGCGCAACGGCAGCGGCGTTCACCACGACCTACACGTTCCCGGCATCGCTGGTGCTGCCTGCTGCATTTGCTTTGTATGCCAGCACGACGGTGACTACCACTGCGGCTGGCACTGCGTTGCAGGTCACAGCGTATGGTGGAGCCTACTAAAATGCCAACGGTCTCTTCTGCATTTGGTTACAATACGGTTGTGCAGCCGATTATTTCGGGAATGACCGTTACTGATGGCTATACGGAAGAGACGGTAACGGCCAACACCAGCACGGCCTACACGATTTCTTTTCTGAACGGCACGCTGCAAATCTTGACGCTGACGGGCAACTGCACGTTTAGTTTTCCAACGGCTACAGCGGGGAAATCGTTCACGTTGTTTCTGAAACAGGACGCTACGGGCAGCAGGACCGCAACGTGGCCTGCGTCTGTGAAATGGCCGTCTTCCACGGCGCCAACAATTACGGCTACCGCCAGCAAAGGGGACAAGTATGTCTTTACCGCTGATGGGACGTATTGGTGGGGGTCAAACGCAGGTCAGGTGTATCTCTGATGTTTAGCTCAGCCGCAGCCCAGATTCCCGTTGGCTCTCCCGCCCGCGCTATTGCTATTGCTCACAGCACTTCACCTTATGTGTCAACCTACCCATGGTCAGGTTCAGGCTTTGGAACCAAGTATAGCGATCCTGCTACCCTTCCTGCTGGCACCGGAAATGGCGTAGCGTTTAGCCATGACAGCACTGCTATTGCTGTTGCTCACGCCACTTCACCTAATGTATCAGCCTACCTTTGGTCGGGTTTAGGTTTTGGGACTTATCAGAGCCCTCCAGCTACCGTTCCTGCCGGCATCGGCAATGGCGTAGCGTTCAGCCCTAACGGCTCTGCTATTGCTGTTGCTCACGCCACTTCACCTTTTGTGTCAGTCTATCCATGGTCAACAGGTTCTGGTTTTGGAACCAAGTATAGTAATCCTGTTACCCTTCCTACCGGCATCGGATATGGCGTAGCATTCAGCCCTAACGGCTCTGCAATTGCTATTGGTCACGCTACTTCACCTTTCGTATCAGCCTACCCCTGGTCAGGTGCAGGCTTTGGAACCAAGTATAGTAATCCCGCCACCCTTCCTGCTGGCACCACACGTAGTGTAGCGTTCAGCCCTGACAGCTCTGCTATTGCTGTTACTCACGACCTCACACCTTTTGTATCAGCCTATCCATGGTCAACAGGTTCTGGTTTTGGAACCAAGTATAGCAATCCTGCAACCCTTCCTGCCAATAGCGGATATGGCATAGCGTTTAGCCCTAATGGTTCCGCTATTGCTGTTGCTCACAGCACTTCACCTTATGTGTCAGCCTACCCGTGGTCCGGTTCAGGCTTTGGCACCAAGTATAGCAATCCTGCCACCCTCCCTACTGGCAACGGACTTGGCGTAGCGTTCAGCCCTGACAGCTCTGTTATTGCTGTTGCTCACGCCACTTCACCTAATGTATCAGCCTACCCCTGGTCAAGTTCAGGCTTTGGAACAAAGTATAGCGACCCTGCCACTCTCCCTACCGGTGCCGGAAGTAGCGTAGCGTTCACCTCGGGCGGCTATCCAATTCAGCAGCTTGCTGTTGCTCACGGCTCTACGCCCTTTGTATCAACCTACCCCTGGTACAGTTCTGGTTTTGGCACCAAATATGCCAATCCAGCTACCCTTCCTACCGCCGAGGGATTTGACGTTGCGTTCAGTCCCAGCGGCTCTGCTATTGCTGTTGGTCACAACTCTTCACCTTTTGTGTCAGCCTACCCCTGGTCAATTTCCGGCTTTGGAACCAAATATACCAACCCTGCTACCCTTCCTACCGGCTACGGATCAGGCGTAGCGTTTAGCCCTGACAGCACTGCTATTGCTGTTGCTCACGCCACTTCACCTTATGTGTCAGCCTACCCGTGGTCAGGTTCTGGTTTTGGGGCCAAGTATAGCGATCCTGCTACCCTTCCTACCGGCGCCGGAAATGGCGTAGCGTTCAGCCCTGACAGCACTGCTATTGCCGTTGCTCACCCCATTTCACCTTTTGTGTCAGCTTATCCCTGGTCAGGTTCAGGCTTTGGAACCAAATACAGCAACCCAGCTACCCTTCCTACCGGTACTGGAAATGGCGTTGCATTCAGCCCTAACGGCTCTGCTATTGCTGTTGCTCACACCATTTCACCTTTTGTGTCAGCTTATCCCTGGTCAGGTTCAGGCTTTGGAACCAAGTATAGTAATCCTGTTACCCTTCCTACCGGCACCGGATATGGCGTAGCGTTCAGCCCTAATGGTTCCGCTATTGCTATTGGTCACGCTACTTCACCTTTCGTATCAGCCTACCCCTGGTCAGGTGCAGGCTTTGGAACCAAGTATAGTAATCCTGCTACTCTTCCTCCCAACTTGGCAAATAGCGTAGCATTTAACTCTGACAGTTCCGCTATTGCTGTTGCTACTAACACTTCACCTCGTGTAGACGCCTATCCTTGGTCAACAATTTCAGGTTTTGGAACAAGGTATAGCGATCCAGCTACCGTTCCTGCCGGCATCGGCAATGGCGTAGCGTTCAACACAATCAACTAGGAGATAACAATGACTGAAGCGGAAGCCCCCAAGACGCGCGAAGAAATCCTCCAGACCAACCTTGATGCCCGCAAGCAAGAGGTGATGCACTACCAGATTAACATCGACAATTACACACTGGCTCTGGTAAACATTGCCGCCATGGCTGCTGATGAGCGTTCAGAACTGCTTGTCTTTGCCGATCAGCTAACGGGACTTCTTGCATCCGAGCGGATGGAGCAGAAGAAAGCTAAGGTAATGCTGGAAGTCTTGCGGCAGCAACTAGGAGACTGACATGCTCTACGTCAAAGCCACCGACAGCCAGATCGTCGCGTATCCCTACACGCAGACCGATTTGATCCGGGATAACCCCTCGACCAGCTTTCCTTCTGGCGGCATCTCGCCTGATAGTATGGCTGAGTGGAACGTGTTCCCGGTTCACTTTGCGGATCAGCCGGTGGTTGATCCCCTGGCGCAGCGAGTGGTTGAGCTTGCTCCGATGTATGATGGGCAGTCCTGGATCCAGCAGTGGGCTGTCGAGGCTCTGTCTCAGGACGAGATCAACGCCAACGCCGCACAACAGGCTGCCGCTGTCCGCGCAGATCGAAACGCCCGCCTTGCTGCAACGGACTGGACACAGATCGCAGACAGCACGGCGGACAAACCTGCATGGGCCGCCTACCGTCAGGCTCTACGCGATGTGCCAGCGCAAGCCGAGTTTCCGCAGAGCGTGACTTGGCCGGAACAGCCGTAAAGGTCTAGACCATGAAGCGCATCGTCGCACTTACATCGCTCCTTGCTATCGGCTCAACGGCGGCTATTGCTGGCCCCGCTCTCCAAATATGCCACGGCGAATACGCGTTGTGCGCGGCGTCCAGCACGGATGCCACTGGTAGGAGCATCGTGGTCAACGGCATTACGTTCCGCGAGGGCGTGTCGGTTTGCCCGGTTCTTCATGGGCCAGCCATTGCGGACATGAACCTGATGGGCGGGTCCTGCAAGGCTCCGCAGGGCAAGGTCTGGAGCTTGTTCTCCAATGTTAAGAATTTCCCCCAGGCGCCTACTTGGGCTGTAATGCCTGAAGTTGTTCGTGCGTTCACAACAGCGCCCACCCCTGGCGGCGGCATGTCGAACATGTGGAGCTTTCCGTGCGTTAAGCGCGAGCACCTTGTTAACGGGGTCCAGCTTGCTGATTGCTATGGTCCTCTGAACGAGTCCCCTTGGACCTCTACATCTGTGCCGTTTGGTAGTGTCGTTGGCACTGCTGCTGCCGTTGGGGCAAGCAATCCCGTGGGCGGCAACATCCCATAGCAACCATGGTGGATTATAAAGCAATGACCGACGCCGAGCTGACCGCGATGGTTGAGAAGGCTGCCGAGTGCGGGGCCAAACGGGCGTTGCGATCTATTGGATTGCAGGACGAAACCGCGATGTCGGACGTTCGGGATTTGCGATCTTTGCTTGACGCTTGGCGGGTGACAAAGCGCACCGTGCTGACCACGCTGGTCAAGGCTGTTGTGGTGGCATTCCTTGCAGCAATCGGCGCAGGCGTTGCGATCTCAAATTGGCACGGGAAGTGACTCTGGAATTCTAGCTGCTGCTTGCTGCATATAGTCTCTCCCTGCAAATGAACAGCGGGATGGCGGGACTGTAGGGCCAGCAATTCAATAGCTAGTTTCAGACCTGGGCATGTCTGCAAAAACTGCCATCGCTTTATTAGGAGAGCGCAATGCTCGCCATGCTAATTCCTCTTCTGGGCCCGATCTTCGACAAGCTGATCGGGTTGATTCCTGATCCGGCAGCAGCGGCCAAAGCCAAAGCCGAGGCAATGCAGATGCTGATCGACGCGGCGCAGAAGGCCGACGCGGCGCAGATGGAGGTGAACAAGGTTGAGGCTGGCAGCAGCAGCATGTTCATCGCCGGCTGGCGCCCGTTTGTCGGGTGGGTTTGCGCTGCGGGGTGCGCGTGGAATTGGATCGGGTTGCCGGTTGGGATGTTTGCTGTGGCGCTTGCCGGGCGCAGTCTTGATCTGCGTCCGGCGGATTTGTCCGAAATGCTGCCGCTGCTGCTTGGGCTGCTCGGGATGGGCGGACTGCGGACATTTGAGAAGATCCAGGGCGTAGCGCGAGAGACGCTACCGCGGAAGCCCGCGCCTAGCGCCATCGCAGAGGGGCAGGGGTGATGCTAACGCCGCGCGACATCCAACGTCTATCTGGCGTGCATTCTGATTTGGCCCGCGTCATCACGCGCGCCCGCGAACGCGCCGATTTCATCGTCACCGAGGGCATGCGAACGGTTGCGCGGCAGAAAGATCTTGTTGCGGCCGGTGCATCGCAGACCATGGCCAGCCGCCATCTGACCGGTCACGCCGTTGACTTAGCGGCGCTGGTGGCAGGCAAAGTGCGGTGGGATTGGCCGCTCTATACAGCGCTCGGCGCGGCTGTGAAGCGTGCCGCGGTGGAGGAAGATGTTGCAATTACCTGGGGCGGGGATTGGCCGCGTTTCAGAGATGGGCCGCACTTTGAGTTGGATCGGAAGCGTTACCCGTAGTCCACAAAAAAAAGCCCCGGCGCGCAATATGCAGCACCAGGGCAAGTTGGGAGGAAAACACCCGAGATCAGTGTGCGCAATGTGGTGGCGGGCGTCAAGTGCTGCGATACAGTTTTGCCACCGCCTTCGCCGCACCCTGGATTTGCACTGGGTAGGAGCGTGTGCGGTCCTCGGCGTAACAGGCGGTTGGCGATGTGCATGTGCCGGATGGGCAGCAGATAGCCCGTTCAATTTCGGCGATGGTGGGCGTTTTTTGTGGCAATGCTGCCAGCGCAGCATGGTCATCCATCGC